TAGATTTAAGTCGTGCGATCGATATCTGAGGGTCCTGTACGGGATATTCGGTGTGGATTACATTATCGGGCGTTATGGTGGAAGAGTTGATCAACGATCCACCATAAGTACTAAGGTAGAGGGGCTTCTCTTACTGACGGTCGTCATAAGGCAAGAGGAAAATATTCTAGGCAAATACTGACATAATAATGGGATATAGGTCATTATGTGTAGTTACAACTAATTTAATATTATAAGAAGTATTAAGCTTTTTAAATACTAATGGGTGCATAACTCTCAAAATCATTATCGTGTCGAAATTGCTTGAATTTGGACGGTAAGGGCACGTTTAGGTCACCATATTTCAGTTTTAGAAATTGGTAGATCTGACTGACATAAGGAAGAGTTAGTCCTGAGTCAATATTAATAGATTTAAGTCGTGCGATCGATATCTGAGGGTCCTGTACGGGATATTCGGTGTATACTAACAATCGAAAGACCTTAATTGGGTCACGATAGTTAACTCCGAAAGATACGCTGCGTCCTAAGAATTCAATTCGGGATTTATCTTGGACAAGCGCAATTTTCTCGGCTCGTAAGATCCATCCTAGTTGGGAGGCTTCAGAGACAAGGGGTAACAAGCTGTCGAATGAGGAAAAGGTTTGGATGATCGAGTCATCTCCGTGTGTTCGAATGAAGTTAATGTCAATTTTCTGGCGCTTGAATAAGTATTTAATGCGATTCCAGTTAATAATTGAATCAACAATATGCGTGAAGTAAGATCCGGATGGAACTCCTCCAGTGCGTACGAAAACGTTTCCGTCTGGTGCGGCAACTTTGCGAGATATAAATAATCTCTTAACGTATTTAAATATGAGTAAAGTCTCCAAATCTGGGAACTCAATCATACTTTCGAGTAAATCGAATGCGAGTTCGATCTCATACGGTTGAACTGAAGAATCAAATTTTGACCAGTCAAGGGTGATATAATATGGATTTCCATCATCACTAAGTCGATTGATCATATCTGGTACTCCAGAAAGTGGGTCCTGGCCAATGTAGTAAAAAGTGTCCATCTGCATGAATTGGTTAATTAATGGTTGTGCAAATAAACCTTCAAGGATTACGTAGTGAAATGCTTCACCAAATACGTTCCTCACTTTCGTAGTGGGTAACTCTGAAAGTTGAGTGCGCGTAAATGCTACGTCGGGGGTCGAGTCTTCGGGCAAGTATTCGATAAATTGATCGAAAGTGCCTTTGGCATACTCTGTTTTGCAAGCTTCAACAATCGCTGAGGCGATGCGTTTTGCTTTGCGGTGGTTGTGGCCGTTAAATAGACCTTTGTGGGTTGGGCGAGGAGACGTTGTATCTAAGTATCCGTATCCAGCGGAAGTACTTTGACGAAACCTGACCGAATCAAAGTCTGTGCGGGCTGAGAACGCTTTGACTTTGGGAAGTGTTCGAAAATAGTTGGTCGAACCTTCCTTAACAGATGTCCATTCATCATCAGTTGGCTCTGCAAGCAGTGGCTTATCATATGCGCGAATGCTGTCCATATGGCCTTCAAGAGTATAATAACTCCTGCTCCAATTATTTAGACGCGTTTTGTCTAAAGGAGAAAGATGATTGCGTAAAGCTTCAAGGATGAAAGGGTCTGTGTGGGTGGTGAACTCTTCTTTCACGCGTCTAGTTGGGATTCTAGAGTGAAAGCGAAGTCCAGAAAACATCCTGAAAAAATTCTCGTCTAC